CCGGCGTATGCATCTACCCCGCAAGACTCTCTAAAGAAACCTCTATAGAAAGTTTTGCTGGTATTTACCTTACAGTGGTACTTTTGTAGGTAATCAAGAACAATAGTCGTCTCGTTAGACGGTACGATTATATCGTCACCGTAAACGTACACTTCGCTCCCCACATGGCGAGCATTTGTGTATGATACAGGGAGATTTCTGCTTCTGAGTAGAGCCGCTACACAAATAGTGTAGAAGTACATCGACTCTATCGGAAAACAGAGAGCGCTACCCATGGACGCGAACTTAGACAATTGGATTACTCCAAACTTAGTTCGTGCCCGTGTCGATCTGCAAGAATTGATAGCTTCTCGAATAGTCGGGTTGCTGTCAAACATTGTCAGAGCAAGTGAAAGAGGAACTCGATCACTTGCATCTTTCAAGTCAATGGTTGCCCATTGTCTTGTGATCGACGCATCTAAAGCTAACCTACCATTCACACTTTGGTCAGCAAAATTAATGTGACCTTTAGTGAGAGGGTTGGATTCAAGGACATCCATAAGGAGCCTTGCGAGTCCCTGTTGAGCATATTGCATACAACAGGGCTCGATAGCGATGATGCGGGGACCCTTGAGTGTCTTCGGAACACAAGTAACCTTAGAAGGTTGCTCGTTTTCCGGAGAACAGAACGAAACATCCTCGAACTCTTTCGAATCGTAGGCTGAGACACTAAGTCCCGAGCCTAAGAAGGGAAAGTAAGGTTCAAGGCGTTCATGCCATACAGACCAAACATACTTGTTATTACCCGTACGTTTGTCTGCAGTTGCACCGGGACCGTGTTTAGGAGAAACATTGCTGATGCATAAAGCACCAACCATATTCCCCCAAAGCACAGAGGATACAGCCTCGAAGTGAGACTTATCTTCTCCCGACAACGAGAGCATCTCGAGAGATCGCTCATTCGTGATAAAATTCGAAATCGCCGCGTCAACCCTTTCGGGTTTACACGGTAACTCCACTTTCTTGAATGCAAGACAAATTTGTCTAACGCACTCAACAATAGAGGGGATATCATCATATTGATGATGTAGAGTTTTAACATCGAAAATTCTCCCTGTCTTCGCATCAAATATGCGACTGAGCATACCTTTCAAAAATGAAGGGATTGCTCCGGTTTTCCGGAAACTCCGGAAAACTGATGAGTCGACCGAACCTAACTCAAGACTTCTTTCGAAGTCAGAGCAGAAATTCGGAAGGGTTATTGTCAAGAATGACAAACCCTCATGTTTGATTCGTGACCTTATTGTTTTTAGGTCACGTAAATCGAAGACATCGACGACGCATTTTGAACAGCTATCCAAATACAAGCTGTTCATCACTTCTCGAAGATCACTTACGTTGCTTTTCATGCTACCTCCAAAGGAGGAAAACATCAAGCCTCGTGAGATCGATCCACAGAAAAGCAATCCCAACAACTGTTTACTGAGGGAACTACTTCTTAGCCGGAAGCTTTTTCGTATGAGAACGTTTAAAAACGTCAACCTCATCCGAAGCAGGCATGTGAGCAGAGAGATCATTAATGATCTCTTTAATCAACTTAGCCTGAGGGCCTTGGGCATTAGAAATAGTGATGAGCCTGTCGACATCGACGAATTTGTCGATAACGACAAGAGCATCATGAGCCCCTTTAAGGGCTTCTAGTAGTTTGCGTCCTTTGGACATAAATTACCTCCTTCAGAATGCTAAACTCTAGCTTACGCTAGAATTCGCCTCCGTAGATTTTATCGACGTTGGCGGTTGTGACGTAGGCCATTACGCCTGCAGTCTGCTGCTCGATTTCAGTCATGGAAAAGCCCACTTCTGGGCGATCCCAGACAACCTGGACGGAACTGAAATCCGAATCGTTTTGCGACGTAATCGGATCAGTTACGACTTTGGTATTATCAACACGAACAAGGGAACGAATTCGTCCCTTGGATCGCTGATGAGAAATCGAGAGCTTCCAAGAACCATCAGAATTCTGATAAGTGGCATTAGTGCCACCGATCAAGATCCTGGGAAGGGACTTGGCTACAGCATTAATTGTTATGGATTGTGGATCTGAAAACACGTGGTTGGTCTCCTTAAAGTGTCGACATTAACATGGGAAACATCCAACTGGTTGTCAAACCAGTCGATGTGCAATCATCCCACGCGACAGCAGTTATTGCGTGCGGATACGGCCTATGCCGACAGCCGCCATGATCGCATACTGCATTGGACTTAAGTCCAAAGTGGTTCGAAAATGGTATGGTGTCTTAGCAGCACGACGGATTTTGGTGACGAGAGATCGTGACCAAGTCCATTGTGTTAATCCGGTGTTCCAATTGATTTCGGAAACGAATTCATAATTGGATTCACTGGTCCGCATAAGATAAAATTCATCGGCCAGGGCAGCATCGGAGGAAGTCCTCGTTAGCACTTTGATCAATTCACCAATATTGGTGAAATAGTCGATCAGCCACGACCAAGGAGTTAGTTCCCAGAGAACGGCAGGGTTAATCTCAGCACCATAGAGAGCAAGAAGCGCACGAATGCGCTTCAGTTTAGAAAGCTCAGGATGGTATGAGAGGTCGAACTCTGGACGGTAAATCTTGAAACGACCAGTGGACCAGGCATGTTGTCTTTCGACTTGCCTGTATTCACTATAGGCCGTACAAGTATTACCAAAACGAGTCATAGGAAGTTGCATAGTGTTAAACTGGAATCCAACCGGGTTTAAACCCGAATTGAATTGCCTAGTCAACACAGTGACAGTTTCCGACTCGGTTAGGCGCTTCCTGACGTGTATCCAACGATTGTTATCCCTATAAAGGTTTG